ATGTCGCCTTCCTGCACTATGCGCACAGGGCGCGGCGTCGCATACTTCTTCTTGTTGTTGGCAGTTCCGGGCACACGTAAGATGCGCGCAGTGTCCGCAGTCACCGTCATGTCAATGTTGAAGCCTTCTTGTTTGCACAGACGCTTTAGATTCTCAGCAACAGGTTTCCATATAGTCGCAGGAATCTCATCCTTCAACGGCCAGTAGCAATGCAAGCCCCCGCCTGAGTCAACCACCCATGGCGTACCAAGCGCGTCAAGTCCAGAATCTTGTAGAAACTGAATCAGTGCATCAGCCGCCGCTTTCTTGGATGCGTAACCATCCAAGTCCACAAAGAACGACTTGAGGTACTGAGCTTCTTCAGCGCCGCGCTTCTTGTCAAAGGTAGCTAGCCCGTAGAAGACGTCGTAGTTGTTGGCGTGCCACTCTTCGATCGTCGGGATGAGTTCCTCAATCTTTGCCGCATATACATGCTCTTTCTTTTTTGTGAGTTCTACCGCGCAATACAGGCCAAAACCTTCGGACGGCAAAACCACCGCTAAAAACTCAGCGGATGTCATGTGTATCCTTTGGTTACTTTAGTTCGGGGTCGTTCGCGTGATCTACGCCTGCGGCAAAACCTTCTTCAAATCCACGCTTGTATCCGTGTTCTAAGCCGTTGCCACTGCCGTCAGCAAAGCCTTCATCGTATCTGTCCTGATACCAATCAAGTGTCTTGGCAAAGCGTTCGCATAGAACCTCCACCCATTCTTTTGGAAGCATCTCATGCCCCATCAGGTACACCTGACGCAGTATCTCTTCATCGCTTAAGTTTTTAGGTTGAATGCTTTGCATGTTCGTCTCCAAGCTTCGTCGCCCGTACTGGACGCTTGTAAAATTTTAAGAATAGCTTCGACCGAGGGTCGGTAAGCCACGAATACTTCTCCACCATTGAACCAGTTGTAAACAGATTGCCGAGAGGCTCCTGTCACTTTGGCTATCTTAATGGCAGAGAAGTCATGATGCACAGCCCAACGCCCGAGTTGGTTACCCAACGTCTTAGGCGCTTTCTTGACTGCGTCAATTACTTGTTGTGAGTAGGCCATTTTGTAGGTGGGGGCCGAAGCCCCTTGTTCCTTTATTCGGCTTCGTCCCAGTCGTCCACCATGGCAGACAAGTCAGCCTTGGCCTTGGGCACAGCGTTGGGCTTCTTCTCATCCTTGCGAACCACGGGTTCCTCGTCATCCTCTGCGGGCAGAGGCGCGGGCTTGGCTTTGGCCTTAGCCTTGGGTGCGGGTGCTTCCTCTTCCTCGACCACAGGGGCAGGGCGCTTGCCTTCAATCTTCAAAGGCGCAGGAACAGAAACGCTTTCAGACTTGGAGAAAGACATTGTGACTGCCTTGACAGCTATGTCTGTCTTGCCTTGTTGTTGAATAGTTGGAAACTCGTCGTCGGTCAACCAACGCATAGCCTTGAAGAACAACTTAGGTGCCTCAGACTTGGTATCAAACTTCATACGCGTGATGACCTCAGACGGGTCAATGTTCTGTGCGCCCAAGTGCCGAGCATACGCCTGTAATGCGCGGTTCTCGCCATCTTCTTTACCAAAGATAGACTTAGCAGGCACAGTCATTTGCAAGACAGAACCGCTCATGTCATTGGCCAATACCACAGCAATCTGTTGTTGGAAGCGGCAAGCGCGGCTGTTGTTCTGACCAGAACCCGCAATGTTTTGTTCGCATCCATCGCACTTAGTGTGTTGTGGGTTACGCGCATCGGGGCTAGGCACCTTGCCGCTTTGTGACCAGCAGTCGGGAGCGCTGGCTTCACCATCGTATGACTTGGCATAAAACACGCGTGAAACATCCGGCGCGGCATTGACAATCACTACGTCGAGGTAACGCTCTTCAATAGCGGCAATTTCTTTACCACCTTCGTTGAGACGGAATACACCACCTTTGATGGAGATGCGCTTTGTACCGCCACCAACTACACCACCGGCTAAGGCTTTGGCAATAGGTGACAACGATGTGCGGTTCTTTGCGAACGCGGGGGCTTGGGATGGGTTGAATAGAGCTACATTGCTCATAATTTTCTCCTGATTACTTAGTTGGTTTACGAACTGAAATGGCATACTCTGTTGTAGAGTTAAGCCCTGCGGGAACTAGACGTGGGTTCTCGGACAAAAAGGTTGCCATGTTGGTCTGCGCAATACGCTTCTCCAACAAGTCCAACGCATCGTGTTCCTTGATGAACTCTTTAAATGAGTCCCAGTCTTGTGTGTTGTAGCGTGTCTTGGTAGACAACACTACGGTGCCTTGGTCTGTGCGCACACTGGATACGCCGAGCTTGAGCATCTGATCTTTAAGCGCAATCTTTACTGCGTCTTGTTGATGTTTGATGTCTTCAATCTCATTCTCATACTGAGTTGTCAACTCTTGTATGCGTGTCTGCATCCTGCGGTACACCTTGGCCAACTTGTCCATCGGGACAATGACCTCTGTCGATACTTCCTGAGGAGTAGGTTCCTCATCATCTATGTTTAACATTTGCTTCTCCTGTTTTATGTCTAAGGTTTAACATCATACACGGCATTTATTCTTGTGCAACTCCTTTCTTAAATATTTTTTACTTCACTGTCGAACATGCCGACAAGCAAAGCGTGATCGGAAACTTTTGTATTCATTGCCTTGAAAAGCTTCTTCTCAATCGGGCTTGATTCAATGTGTACCACAGTGACTTTGTCAGAGTCCTGACCCTTGCGATCAGCGCGGGCTATACATTGTGTATACATTTCTACTGACATAAGGGGGCCGAAGAAAACAACTGTGTCAGCGGCAGTTAGGGTAATCCCGTGGGCTGTCGCTTGTGGTTGCATCACCAACACGCGTATATTATCTGTGGTTTGAAAGTCGTTAATAATTTGTCCGCGTTTTGTAGCAGACACGTCACCATGAATTTGGTCAACGGCATAGCCGTGATTAGTAAGATGCTTAACAATCGTGCTGATGCTTGAGCGGAACAGCGCAAAGATGATTACCTTGCGGCTTGTCTCTTCTAACACTTCTTCCAAAACATTTAAACGCGGCGCGGCATCAAACTCTACAACTTCTTTTTCATCGGTGTATGCGGCACCACAACTTATTTGTAGCAACTTGTTTACAGCAACGCCTGCATTGACTGCGCTAATTGTTTCTCCGGCAGCTTGGAAAAGCATTTGCTCTTTGAGTAGCTTGTAGTACTTAGCCTGCTGTGGTGTCATCGGCACTTCGCGTGTGACTGTAACGACTGGTGGTAAATCTAAACACGCTTCTTTTGTGAAGCGTATTGCGGGTTGTAGCGCTTCGTACACAAGTTCTTTAGCGTTGGGCTTTGGAGCCCACTTGAACACAGTCAGCTTGTTCATCACCTTGTCGCGCCACGATGTTTGAAACTTAGGAACACCGCCGGGGTTCACCAACTTTGCTAGTCCGTATGCGTCCACAGGAGACTGCGATGCGGGTGTGCCCGTCATCATCCACAAATACGTCTCAGGCTTGATGATTGATGCAAGTGTTTTCCATCTGCGTGTCGATGGGTTCTTGTATGCGTTAGCTTCGTCAACAATCACCAAGTCAAACCTACCATCGGCATTGACTTCAGAAGCGATCAAGTTGAGGCCGTCATAGTTGGCAATCACAATCTCGTAGTCCTGCTGAATCATTTCAATACGCCGACTAGCTTGAGCATGGTGCGCGACAACGACGCTTCTGTGTATTACGCTTCGGTTGATGTCGCCCACCCATGCGCTGTGCATGATAGACAGTGGGCACAGAACCAACACACGCCTTACTTCACCACGCTTCATTAAGAAGTCAGCCGCCCATAGCGCAGACAAAGTCTTGCCAGTTCCGGGGTCGTTAAAGCAGAACGCTCTGCGGTGTAGTGTGAGGAAAGCCGCTGTCTCTATTTGGTGAGCCATTGGTATAAACTTTCCCGGCCAGTCGTAGCGCCTAGTTATAGGCGACGGCACATCCTTCACACCGAGGTTGCGTAGCACCCTTGCTTCATCAAGCCCCCAGTACACAGCTACTTCATAGATGCCGTTGTCCTCGGAAAGAACTTTGTGTTTTGGAATGATTGCGTACTTACTCGGGTTGCGTGTGCGCAGTACGAGCGCCTTGTCGTCAACTATTTGCATTTTCGTCTACCAATACGTAATGGAACTCTCTTACGTCTTTGCGAAATTTAGTAGACTTTGCTTCTTGTCTTCGGCACACTTCTAAGCCAATCATGCCCAGTTCAGTTTTTTGTCTTATTAAAGACTCAAGCTCGTCGCACAAAACTTTATTGTCGCCAAACCCTATTAACCATAAGTTGCGCAGTGTCTGCGTGTCCGCATTTTCAAAGCCTGTTGTTTCAGTAACCATCATGCGTCCTCCTTCAGTCTAGACCACGGTGTTGTATCGCTGTGATGGTTAAGCTCTTCCATCTTTTTGTTTGTGTGTAAACGTGCGGATGCGTCAGACCAAAAGTCTTCTTCTAACTCTGACACATCTACCCACGTATCTCCGTAACGCGCACGCCACAAGTTGACTAACGCTGACAGCGGTATCGAATACACAGGGTCATTGTTAGGATTGAACGTAGTCATGGTTACTGGCGTGTTAATTTGTTGGACAGCCTTTGCGTAGTCTTGCGGGGATAGCCCCATCTTTTTAGCAAACGCAATTTCCGTCGCGGTTAGTTGTATTGTTTGTTTTACTTTTCCCATTTGCTTCTCCTTAATTTATTTTGGGTTGCGACACACGTACTTAGCGCGGTCGGTTAAGAAGTGAACTTCAAGTTCGCCTTCTCTTCTCATTCTGGTATACGCGTCTTGGAAAAACTGGTCTTCACACACTTCTAGTAAGTCCACCCAGTCATGCCCCCAACGCGCTACCCAGAGATCGATAAGCCTTGCAGTAGGTATGTCACTTAATAGAGTGATCTGACTTTCTTGCATACGAGCGATTTGCGCTCGCGTCTTTGACGCGGAGATTCGAACGTACTGTCTTTCCCCCTTTTGATAGCGCTCTTTTGTGGTCGACATCTTTTCCATCTCCTTTGTGTACTAGCCCTTCCTTCTCCATGATTGATCGTGCTTTGTTTCGTGCGGCACGTTTCTTCTTGACCATCGGTGTGCCGTCATACTGCTCGTACTCTTTTGCGTATGGGCGTGGTTTGTTTACGTAAGGCATAGTTTTCCTTTCAGTGTTTCTTGTTGAACTCGCAAGTCTTTACTGGGCACCAACCGCACAGTGGCGTTTGATTTGGGTTCCACACGTTGTTGGCGTAGCTGGCTTCAAGCCGCGCTGTACGCTCACGATAGTCCCACCAGTGCTTGTCAATGTCTTCACGCGCCATCGACATCTTGACCATATCATTTTTGACAATGAACAGCAACGCTGAGTTGACCTTGCGAATGTGTGGGAAGTGGGCAAACACCATGAGCGACATGAGAACTAACTGATCTCTATCGGGATACTTGTTGTTGCCAGTTTTCCAGTCACCCACCCACGCCGTAAGGTTGTCGTCATTAACAACAAGGATGTCCGCAATGCCGCGCACCCATACGTCTTTGTCTTTCCAACCAGTAGGCTTGAGGTCGACAGTCAGCGCCATCTCATACTCTGCAAGCTTGCGTCCGTTCTTCTTCAGCATGGCGTCCACCACAGGCTTGAACTGCTCGTACTCAGGAGGGATTGGTTTATCCTCTGCGATGTAGTCCTCAATAGCCTTGTGTACCTGATTGCCGTAACGTGTTGCCTCAGTCTCAGTGAACGGGTAGTTCTTCAAGACCTTGATTTCATGATAGCGGCGTTGGCACCCCTCAAAATCTTTGAGGGCTGAGTGTGACCATGCGGGTTGTTTCATAATTTTGCGGAGTTGACTGCTTGAGAAAGGCGGTTGGCAAAAGCACTGACAAACTTCTCGTCACTACATAGCTCGTGCTTCATGTCGTGTAGTACAGCGTGAGTCATCTCATGCCAGAACGAGTCGGCCAGTTCTTCTTTGTCTAACTTGTTGCCGTAAGCATCTCTCTTGGCAAGCCAGATGATGCCGTGTGTGTAGTCGATTGTGCCTAGCGTGTCTTGTCGTTTGGCTTTGTCGACCATGATTGTGGCGTACTCAATACTGCCCACTCTGATGCGTTTTGGTATCTGCATTGCTTCTCCTAGCTTTTTGCTAATCCATATCTCCGGTGAGCGCCACCGTCAGCGTCCAATGGAATACCCTTCATGTAGGGCGGCTCCATAGTCATTTGCGCCAAGACCCATGTCTTAGCGTCAACCACTTCATCGTCAGGTACAACAGCAATTAACTCATCATGCACTGTGCCTGCGATCGGGTATTTCTTTGCTACCCTCAACATACCATCCGTCATAACAATACGCGCCAATGCCTGCGTAATGTTGTTCGTTATTTTCCCTGCATACAACTTGGTAGCGTGTGGCCCGTAGACTGCTTGACTCCTACCTTTGTCGTCCTGCACATAGCGAAGATCAGGGTACAACAACTTCATTCCGTTTGGTAATTCTATCTCACCTTTGCGGAACGTAATGCATTTATACACCAGTTCTTCACCCTTTACAAGTGCTCTATGTAAAGCTGTTTCACAGAGACTCCAGAACGCTACAACAGGGTACGCAGTGCTCCTATACGTATCTATGATAGCTTTGGACGCAAGTACGTGGTTTAGAAGATCTTCAGTTGAGCAGGTGTGCGGTATCTCCAACAGCTTGGTATCAATGTCGTTCAGTTTTACAAAAGCTTGCGCATACTCCGAGCCAACGCCTAACTGCTTTGCGAAATCACGCGAATACCTGACAGGCGGCGCACCGAGGAATCCGACAAGTAGTTGGGACGCAAAGGAAGCCCAACCAAGTCCATACCCGCATCCAAGAAGCGCACTCTTTGCCGACTGCCGTAAGTCCGGATGAGACTCTTTGGTGAGATTGGGGATGTTAAACATCTGCGCACCGAACGCGGCGTAAGGGTCACCGCCTGCCCTGAAGATGTCGAGCATGTCTTTGTAATCTGAAAGCCACGCGAGTACTCGCGGTTCAATCTGCGAAAGATCCCCCACAACGAGTTGGTGTCCTTCGGGAGCCATAATTGCTTTGCGTAGGAATGAACCTCGTTTGAGGTTTTGCATGTTGATTGCCGAGCCTTTGGCCGCCGTCCACCTACCCGTCTGCGCGCCGTAGTACGAGAGCGGAACTGGAAGCGTGCCGCGTTTGCCGATGTCAAGGAATCTTTGGGCACGCGTTCGCTCAGTGGTTGATTTAACCTTAAGACGCGCTTGACAAAGTAGGGCAACGTCTTCACGTTCACTGTTAAGCAACGTCTGAAATAGGGCATCATTTTTAGCGAGGGCAAGTGTTGTCCTGCCTGTCGTCTTACTTGTCTTGGTTGGCGGAACCACACCGAGTTTTGTAAGTAGTTCAGCAAACTTTGGGTTCGATGCCAACTCAGCATCTTCCACGCCGAGCCTCTGTAATAGTTGTTCACGAGCAGTTCCTTCCTCGGCTAGTGCCTTGATTAACATTTGTTGGTCTAATTGCAACAGCGGACGCGTGTACATCTTGAGCGTCATGTCGATGAGGCGTAGCTCTTTCGCAGGGTAGCCTTTAACAAGTCGTTTGAATATCTCCTCGCACAGAAATACATCATGGGCGCAGTAGTCGGCAAGCTCTTTTTCAATTTCCGGCGTGAGTACTGATAGTCCGTTAGTGGAGTAAACAGCATTGCCTTTTGGGGGGAGGGAATAATCGGAGGCCAGTTTTGCAAGGGAGTTGCCGACTTCAACTCCTCGAAGCGCTCGTCCCATTGATAACGTATCAAAGATGAAACATGGTCGGGCGTTATATCTCCACTCCATAATTGATACATCGAACTGTGCGTTGTGGGCAAGCACTGCGGTTCGTCCCCAGTCGACCCCATCAAGGTACTCACGTAGCTCTGTATCTCCAAACCATCTAATTGGTTCATCGCTTCCGTATACATGGACGCAAGCTCCGAACGCTCTAAATTTATCATGGCGTATGTACTCCTCGGTTGTCATCTTAGAGAGCGTGTACTCTTTGCTATCCCAGTACGTCTCAAAGTCGATGGTTATTATTCTGTCGTATGGTTTGCTCAATTAAAGTTCTCCTTGGGTGGTGCGCCTCGGACGTTTAGAAAGCCGAAAAAATCGTTTGCCGCCAACATGAGTTGCGACGCCTCCATCTCATCACAATTTAGGGTGACGACTCCCGCAAACGCATCCTCGGCACGACCAATGATGACAACGCCTTGCGCGTTGCCTTCTCCATAACACATCACCAACTTGTGTATTAACAACTTGAAATGCGCTTGCTCTTCTTCCGACATCTTCATAACTCGATGCTCTAACTCTTCTTGCGTTATCATGATTTTTTATTCTCATGCATTTCGTAGAGCGTGGTGATGTACGCGATTAACTTATCGCGGGGGTAGCCCGTCTTGTATGCAAGCGTACACAGGTAGCTTAAAAGTGCAGAAATGCCTATGTTCACTTCTTTATCACCCATCAGTTCCATCAACTCGTCTACTGCGGTTTCTACTTTCTGTTGTTGAGCCATACGTTCACGCGTTTCTTCTATGTCTTTGGTCATGATAAGACCTCCTTTAAAGTTTGTATGTTGTCCTCGTTGATGACAACGGCTATCCCTCCTGCGCCACGTATGCGGCTTAGATGGGCTTCTTGTAGAGCGGTGGTTTTACCCTTACCCGCTTTTGCTTCAATGCCGACGAACTTGCCGCCAGCACACACGAGAAAGTCAGGCACCCCTGAGTTTCCGTATCCTGTCCCGATGGGCATGGCGTAGTACACGCCCAACTCATCTAGTATTTTGCGTATTTGCTTCTTGACTTTTACTTCCGGTGTTGACATGTCAACCTCCTGTTAATTAGGCGAGGGGGTAAAGTAGATTACGCGCCCCCTCGTATCGCGTTGTGGAATGGCAACAAGAGGTAATTCTTCAAAGGACTGACGCCCCTTGTTGCCGACAAAGTGTGGTCGCATCTACTGGGCTTGCACAAATCGCCTTATCAACACACGTCAGTCCTTGGATTCTTTTGCACTTCTTCTGCCAGTGTAATTGGGTTTCGGGCAGTTCTCAGGCACGTCAACGACGACCCATATTGCGGCTAACGTATTGCGGTGAGTTGACTTCTCCCACCGATCAATGTACACCCCAAACACACCCTCCAATGATTTGTTGACAGAGCGAACGTCTATGCCAGTTAGCTTAGAAATATCGCTTGACTTCAAACCATCGGGGTATTGTTTGAGTAACGCACGAATAGTATTGTGGTTACTCTTCACGTTACGCTTCTCGCGCTCTCAGCATAGCGTCTGCCATTCTGTACGCTATCTCTGCAAACTGGTCGTGAGAATTTACCACGGCTGTCATCTCAGTATTGCTAAACATACCTTGCATAGCTCGCACCGCAAAGTAGTCGCGCATGCTGATGCCGAAATTGCCGTCGTCCGGAAACGCTTGTTGTCTTAGATCTTCTCTCATATTAACCTCCAAACATTTTCTTCAAGTAATCATACAACTCGCGTGCCTGTATCACGTTCATGTGTTTAACAACTTCTTCTGGAGGCTTGCCAAACACAATCGTATTCACCACTCTCTTGCTCGTAGCTTCGGGTTGTAGCGCGGCAATGCCATCGTTCTGCGGGGTGGTCGATTGTGGTCGCTTGTGGTCGTTAGCGGTCGCTTTGGGTTTCGGGCTTGACTTCTTGGCGTACTTAGCGCTCGCCTTCATAGGTACATACTCGTCCACAGTAACGCGATAGCCATGGTTATTATCCCGAGTAGCCAGACCAGCGCGGACAAATTGCGCCATGAGTGCGGTAACTGATGATTCTTTGAAGCCGTTCTTGACAAGATCTTTGCTTGCGGCGGCGGCGGTCGTGCCCGGGTGTGACTTTATGTAATCAAAGGTGACTCGGGTAACGTTGTTCTGAACTTCGAATACTGGTTTGTTTGACATAACTTTCTCCTTGAGTTGTTGTCCTGTGGGGGTAGGTTCCCACGCATCGATTGCGGTTTTAAGTGCAGACTGAATATCAGGCATGACCGTTTCCTTTCTGTGTAATAGGTTGTTGAGAATCTCTTTAGCTTCCAACGCACCCCCACTAAGGGGGCGTGTGTTCTTATGTAGGTCAGGCAGAGGTGCGCCATATAGACGACTCTCTACCTCCCCCTGAGTCAGATACTTCTTTGGTGTAGCGTGGCGACGGAATCGCATCACACCTCCAAGCGTTCGACTTGACGGGCAACCAACCATCTGTTGCCAAGAGATCGCACAGAACGAACCCACTGGCGTTGGTAGTTACGGATGGTTTCGGGTGGCGCATCGTATGTAGCAAAGATGCGACGGACTTTGATTAAGTATTTAGTGTTCATGATTACCTTTCAGAAGTTGAACTTGTCGAGGATGGCGTCTACGTTTCTCTTGACGTCTTGACGGATAGCCTCGTTCTTGCGCAGATCCGTAGGCGTAACACCCACAAGTAACTGCTCTAACTGACTACGTGCAGTCTCAAGGGTCACGTCATTGGTTACGTTCAATGCCTTGGTGAGATCACACAACTCCAACGCACCATCGACAAGCGTGTCGTGGAAGCGCCTTTGCTTAGCCTCACCGCCAATGTAGTCAGTAGTCAATCTGTCCGACATACGTTTGAGGTGGGTGCTAAGTCTCTCACGCACATCTGCCATAGCAGAGTCGATGCGTTCCTGTGTCAGAGATTCAAGGCGAGCCTTGAGTTCTGCCTGTGCTTGGTTGCCCACGTCTACGCGGAAGTCGCCCGATGATGGGACTGGCATGTAGTTAACGCGGAACGAGAACTTAGTCATCATCTCATTAGCGGATGGGTAGTCATCTCTCTTGAACATGTCACCGAGAGCCAATGCCTGCGCTGTGATAAGCGTAGGGTAGATAACCACGAAAGCCTTGACCAATGTCTCCATCTCTTCCTCGAAGTCATTCATGCGCTCAGTGAACTTCATGAAGTTGATAGTAGGTAAGAGACGCAGACCTGAGTCAGACCAAGGTGCTGTGTTGTCGTACACGAACTGACGTGCGCGACCGACCGCTTGTTGGATGATGTCCAACTCGGTGCGACCTGCGAGCAGGTGCTTGTTGACACGGGCGGCATCTTTAGCCCCCGCGTTCTTGCTTGCCACCACTTC